CTACTTTAATGGGTAGTTAGCTGTGAACACTTCTATTTTCTTTTTGGGTGGCTTTGTGGTATTGCTATTTGCAACAGAGACTGTTTGTTCAATGCTGAATGTATGCCATCCGTTTGCTTTGGTGTATTCCTTTAAGATAGGGCTTGGATAACTGGATAAAAGAAACTTTCCTTCTAACTTAGATAACAATTGTAGAAGTCGCTCAAAATCTTCTATTGTGTAACCATCGTAGTGTCCGCAATCTGAATTGTAGTATGGTGGGTCAACATAGAAGAAACTATCCACACGATCTCGTGAGTTGATGATACGTAGAGCGTCCGTGCTTTCTATTTGAACGTTCTGTAAACGTATGGATAGTTCCTCGCTGAATGAATCCCGTTTATTCGTTATTTTCTTTGATGTGGTGTTCTTTTTTACATCATAGCCCCAACTACCGTCTAACATTGCAGAAAAACTTTGTGTGCTTAAAACCCAAACAGCCCACGCTCTATCTATTTTATCAAACATGTGCGGGTTTTCGTTGATTACTTTAGCATCTCGATGTAGTGAACGACTATGTAATGAAATACGAATCTTCTTTTCTAATTCTATGAAATTGTTTTGACAGATTTCATAAAAGTTGATTAACTCCCGATTGGTATCGTTTATTACTTCTATATTTGATTTGTTTTTTGACCAAAATACTGCTCCACCTCCAACGAATGGCTCACAGTATAAATTGTGTTCAGGGATGATTGGTAAAATCGTTTTTACCAAATTTTGTTTTCCACCATAATAACTGATGGGTGTTTTTAAAGTGCTTTTTGTTTCCATTACTCTTGTTTTTAATTAATTTTGTAAAACCACAACTAAAAGAGCATATTATGCCCGCTGATGACATTGCGCCATCGATTGGGTATAATATGCTCTTTTCTTTTTTTAGTTGTGGTAGATTAAAATGAGAGTCGGTGGCGTTTTTTTTAATACACTCTAAAAGGTGGCAATAATTGTAAGTTTATCGTAAATGCAGGATCAATACCTATTGTTGATGGGTCTTGACCTGTATAAATTATTTGACCATCCGTTTTAATTGTAATTGTAGTAGGTTTTAATACTCCTGATCCATTATAAAGAATATATGGAATATCAAAATCATATGGGGGTCTATAACCTGAAGGAAGGGTATTTATAACCATTTGATTATACCAAGAATCAGCTATGAAATATCCTGTTAAATGAACAAAACCATCTAAATCCTTCATACATTTCATAGTCCATGCAGGCAAACTACCACCAATAACTTGACTTGGTAAAGTTATCCAATCAGGTTTTTGAATTGATGCCAGATTATCTTTGATTTTGTGAAATATAGTCTTTGTTGATGTAAAAGCTTGTAAAGTAATCTGTGGTGAAAATGACTCAATCAATGTAACTCTATTAACTTGATATGTGTCATGTGATTGCTGATCTTTAAATACTTTTAATCCACTTGGATCGTATGTAGTTTGAAATGTCCAATACCAAAATTGTGGATTTGGTGTTGACATAGTTTGAGAAGCATGATAATATATTTCACCATTGTATAATAAAAATCCTGATGTTAATATAGTATCAAAATTAGGTGCTCCTGATGAAGTAATTTCACAACCCGATAAAATTACTAATTCAGTATTTGATGTTTGATAAGGACTTGCTAATCCTTTTATGGCTTCAATAAATGAATTTTGCATCCATCTCAAATCATCTGATTTGAAATCAAAACCTCCATTCTGTGTATTTATTAATTTATTCATCTTTGTCGAATTTGATTAGATATAATATTTTGATTTTACTTGGTCAGAAATACATTCCGAATCTTGAACTAAAGCAAATAGTAAAGGTGTTTGCAAATCAATGAAATCATTTATTGATTGCTGATTGATTGTGTCCATTGTTAAATTTGCTTCTACTTTTTCTTTCAACTCTAAATGTTGTGGGAAAACTCGCAACCTATATTGTTCATTGATAGGTATAATTTCGTGTGTTAAAATAAATTGTTCCATAATTATTTTGTATAAACTGAATAAACTCCAAACATTCCGATGTCTAATCTTCCTGTGTTGTTATTACCTCCACCACTTCCCATGCATCGGGAAGTTACCATTGTTAAAGCAGTAGTAGCACTTGGTAAATTAGTTGAAATTGTTCCTTCTGCAATTGCTCCTGTCTCGCCATTTACAACACGGTATAATACATTTGAGCTACCTATTTCATTGTAAAGCGTGACTGAATACATTGTGGTTAGTTCTGCACCTGCAGTTCTATTAGCAGGGAAACTTGCTCCTAAATCAATTTTACTTGCAACTCCACTCGCATCGTTATAAAACACTTGAAGGTTGGTATCTGTACTTTCTGAACCTATTCCTACAATATCAGTTAATGTATCTACCTGAACGGTGTCTGAATATGTTGGTGCTAATGTTGAAGCTTGCATTCCGTGAAATTGTCTACACCCACTTGCGTATACTGTATCAGGAATTCCAAAATCTAATACATATCTAAAGCCTGCTCCAATATAAAACAATGAACCATTAAATCTTAAATCAAGCATATGACCTGTTGAAACAACTGTATGGTAATAACCAATTCTTATTTGTTTTGTAAGGTAGGTTGTACTAGCGATGGTTTTAGCCGCTACAGATGCATCTACTGTTAAAGTGATACCCCCTGAACTATCAGTTGTTGTTGAACCATTTCTTGTTGTAATACCTCTAAACGTTTCGTGAGATTTTAGTTTAGGTATGATTGATGAACTACCACCGATTGCGGCATTAATTTGTGATACAACTTCATTGTAAACTGCAAGGGTTGTAGGGTAAAGCGTATTATTTTTAGTAGTAAAATCTGTTACCTTATTAGATAATAATTCTCGCAAACCCAAAGCTGTTGCCATTGACGTTGCAAAGTTTGGGTCATTACCTAACGCTGCAGCTAATTCATTCAATGTATCTAAAGTTGCAGGGGATGAATTTACTAATGCTGTAATTTGCGATACAATTTCATTGTAAACTGCTAGGGTTGTTGGATAAAGCGTATTGTTTTTAGTAGTAAAATTTGTTGCCTTATTAGATAATAATTCTCGTAAACCCAAAGCTGATGCCGTTGACGTTGCAAAGTTTGGGTCATTACCCAATGCTGCAGCTAATTCATTCAATGTATCTAACGTTGCAGGGGATGAATTTACTAATGCAGTAATTTGTGCTACAATTTCATTGTAAACTGCTAGGGTTGTCGGATAAAGTATATTGTTTTTTGTTGCAAAGTTTGTAGCCTTATTAAGTACATTTTCTGCTGTATATCCTAAACCGCTTTCATTTGCCCAAGTAATATTGCCTGCACCATCTGTTTTCCAAATCTGACCAGGTGTACCGTCTGTTGCAGGAAGTCTATAATTTTTAAACTTAATATTTCCGTCTCCATCTAACTCAAAAACGATAGGGTTTTGAATACTTGAAATATCTAAATATCCTGAATCATAAGAACTAGCTAATTTAATTCTGAAAGCTGTTAGAGCCATTCGATAAACTTCAGGGTACATAGCCCATCCGTTACGAACGTAATCATCTTTTGCGATAACTTCCATTTCAAATGTAGTGCTTCCTCCACCGTCATCTGTTTGTCCTGTTCCAAGCCATCTTCCAAGTATATCATTTACTAAAACACCACTAGGACTTGATTTTGTACCTCTTGCTTTTCTCATTACAACGGTGTTCGTGTTTATATCTGACCAATTGGCTAATCTTAAAACACTATTACTAGCAGTACCTTGACTTTCTACATTTAGGTAAGTACACCCAACTTGTGTAAGATTTCCATTACCATCATCAAATCGAAAACCTACTTCGGTACCTACATTATCAACGAATGTAAATCTTGAATTGGATTCAATATGATTTAAACCAATGAATAATGCTACTTGTCCTGAATTACCTGAAACTACAGAATAGTTTTGAGTAGGTGAAACATAGATATCACCCAATAAAGCCGTGGTAATAACAATTCCTAAAAATAGCTTATCACTTTCAGGTGTATTTGATATCGTTTTTGTACTTGGATGCCAATAAAGGAAATCGCCTATTGTAAATGATGTAGTATCAATACCTGTAATCATTCCTTCTTCAATAAATGTTCCGCTCGTTCCATTTGCAATGGTAGTTGTGGCAACATAAATATGTGAAAGAGCCTCTTCAGAACTATTTATTGGTACAGCTGTAATAATACCTCCATTGGGCGAATCTATAGCGCATAAACTGCCTTTTTCAATTGGATATCCTGTAATGTTTTTAAAGGTTTTAATCCCTGTATTGAAATTAATATTGGATTGAATTAATTGCAAAAACTGTTCTTGGGTCATTCTTCTTGTTTGGTACGTTCCGCCTTCTCCTTCTGGTCCTGAAACGTATTTATCAACCCAAAATAAATTTTTTGAATTTGATTCTAATAAATTAAATAAGGTCTGTTTTTTTAGTTGCTCTCCCATTATGAAATAGTTAAAGTGATATTATTCGTGTTTGTAACTTCATTGTCATTTGTAAATAGTAATGCGATACCATTATTATTTAATTCATCCGTTTTGATATTTGTTGCAGGCACAATTCCATTTGATAAATAATAGTTTACTGTTCTTTTTTTTATAGGTTGGATGGATTGTAATTGTTCAATATTTTGAATTGATAAATAAGTTAGATTATTCAATTTCAATAAATCAAACAAGGACTCAACCGTACCTGTACTGATTAAGCAGATATCTAAAATAGTTTGCGTATTTGAGGTCTTAATTGTCATATTATTTCTATTGAATATTGTTTTCCTGGTGTTTTATACAAGTCAATCAATCTTCTTAATTGAACTTCTGAAAAAACTACGTCTGATGGAATATAAATGGTGAAATCTTGTATATTATTTAACTCTGATGCGTTAAATAGATATGTTTTTTCTTCGTTTTCAGCTGTGTTAAATAAATAAGTCTTTTCATTATCTTCCACGGCATTAAATAAGAAAACATTGATTTCATCAAGCACGTCATCTATATAAATTCTTCTTTGTGTATTATCGTAGTAGTCATTCAGAAGATGCTCCAAGGATATTACTTGACCTGTAAAGGTTAAATCATATTTAACCGTGTCAAAGAATGCATAAAAGGCTGTGTAACTCTTTTGAATTACATTTTTACACACCTCCATATAAGCTAAAAATAGCGGTGTTCGCATTCGTAACGGAACACTAATTAGCATTAAGTAATATAAGTCAATTGCTATCATCCTAGTATATATGTAATAGTCGTTGATAATGGAAATGAAGGGTCTATCTCTAAATACCCAGCATTAGGGTTATAATAATCTACTATTGGTGCATAAGCCTGTGTTCCGAATTTTGCAGATGCATTGTCAAATACTGGATTAATAACTCCTGTTGTTTTTTGTAAAAAATCAACTAATTCAGTTGCATTAAATTTCCCGTTAAATGGTAGATTTTTGATATAGTTATTAATTGTTTCTTCAATTGGTTTTGTAACACCATCTGAAATCAATTTGCCTGTTGCATCTATTACCAATGGGTCTACATAGATGTGCATATACAGTTTTAATTCGTCTGCAGGTCTTGAAACGGATAATACTTTTACCCCTGCAATTTTCATTTTTTTGATGTAATTATTAAATGATGTCAATGCTGATGCGTGAACATTATTAAGGGGTATAATATTTCCTGCGTTGTCTAAACTTGCCACTTTGATTAAAACATAGTTTCCTTCATCTGTTACGGATGCTAGTTTTACTATTTTATTGGCTTCATTGATGGTTGGGTATTTCCAAGTACCATCTTCAAAAACAATAGTATCTCCAAACTGAAAATTCAATGCTAAATTTCTATACCAATCTGTATTTGCAACTTTGATTTCTTTGGCTTTATTTTCAATCCAAAGTTTATGTTCGTCAAATAATTTTTCTAATGTCCAAATAGACAATGCTATGATATAGAAAAATATTCCTTCAAAACTAACTTTGGAAAATTGTGTGTCAAAATCAACTCCTGCTGTCAATCCATACAAGTTTTGAATAGTTGAATTATCTACAAAGTTTTGAGTTAATTCGTTTTTTATTTCCTGAATAGTACGTGCCATAATTAATAATTTGCTTCAATTTTTATATTATTCACAGAGTATAAATCAAGCTCTGTTATGTTTAAATCATCTTTTGAAAAATTTTGTCGAATGGTGTGTCTTATAAATAAGAAATCTTCACTCAACAATAATGAAATGAAACCAACTCCTAGCGTTGGATATTCTTTCAATTCACCAGGATTAATCAATAAGATTAATGCCTTGTTTTGTTGTAAGGTAGAACCAATCACCAACCCCGAAATGATTTTTCCATTTAAGTCTTTTTTTACGTCAACCTTTAAATCAAAAGGAACTCCGTCACCTTGTGTGTCGTTTAGTTGTATTGCTCTATCTTTCATATTAATTAGCTTATAGTTGCTGTACCTGGTCCTGTTGTTGTACCTGTTTGCGCTACTGCGGTTCCTGCGGTGCTTACAGGTATTCCTGCTGCAACAGTAATTGTCGCTCCTTTTACATAGGTGTCTATTATTGTTGCTAGTTTATCAGCAAATTCATCTGTAGCATCCTTTTCTTTTTTCATCATATCCTGCAATAAGGATTTGATGTCGGATTTAAGTTTTGGTTTATTTAAAGGCATTTAACTACTTTTTAAAAGGTTTTTAAAATCCGTTTCTAACTTATTCAATGCAGTAATAGTGGGCGGTAATGGTGTGCCACTTGGTCCTGTTCCTGTTGATACTTGTAATTGCTTTATCAAACTTGATAGGTCAGAGAAAATGGTAAGTAAATCCGCTTTGTCATTTTTTATAATGAATTTTCCATCTGTGGTATCTATTAAAAATCGAACACCTTTTTGTTTGATTTCAAAAGATTTTAACTTATCTATTTTTATTACCATTAGGTCTTCCAATCCTCCCGAAACAGATAAAAGCCAAACTTTAGAGTTTTCAATTGGTGTAAGTACAAAGTAATCTCCTGAATTATCTATAATTGATTTCAGTCTGATATCAGGCAATTCTAACCCAGTAGATAATTTTACAGTACAGGTATCATTTTCAATTGACACAACGTCTGCAATAATCACACTCATTGGTTGTATAGATGTGATTTCTTTTAGGTAAGAAGCTATTTTTTGAATCTTATCCATTTGCTAATTTGATACCAAGGTTAATAGTTCGTTTTCCTCCTGCATCTGAAAACTCGGTTTTCACCGCAGTTACATAATAAGTTCCTTTTTTATCGGGGTAGTCATTGTCTGTAATTTGGGCTGAATACGTTGGCTCAACGTATGGTATTAACCAAGCATCAAAACTGCCTTCGTATCCATCAAATGACCTGCGTGATAGTTCTGCATCGGCAATTCGTTTTAAATCGCCTGCGTTCATTGCGCCAACTTTTATGGTAATAGAATCACCACCAGTTGTGCCTGATTTAATCGATTGTACTTTTCCCTTTTTATCAATGCTTTCTACTGTGATTTCAAATTTCTTATCAATCGCTTTTTTATACTCTAAAGAGGATGACTCGATGTTTTTTTGCATTGAATATTTTACGCTTCCTCCTTTGTCTTTGTAGGGTGCGTGTATGTGTAATTCATTTGTTTCACTTTTGAAATAGATATTACAACGCAATTCTTCTCGTAATTTTTTCAAAACGTCATACGCTGTTGCTTGGTGTATTACAAACTTTTCATACCCTAAATCATAATCACAAATTACTTTATAGTTAGAATTTACTTGACTGATTAAATAGTTTGCAATATCCTTTACAGTAGTTGTTTTAAATACCTTATCAGCAATTTGTTTTCTAAATACAAATAGTTCATCTTCACATTTGATTTCAAGGGATGAACCTGCATTTGTAATTTGCTCAACGTATCCAATAAATTCTGTTTTTAGAGGTGATGAATAACCTAATTCGATTTTGATTGATGAACCACGTTTGATTTTACTTTCAAAATTCAATACCTTATTCAATACTGCTTCAGGTAAAACAATAGTAGCGGTATCCGCAAGTAACTCTACAGATTTTTCAATAACAATAGAATGTATCAAAGCAAGACGGTATTTTTTACCGTCTGTAGTAATCTCTATGTTATATTTCATTGGATACATTGTTTATTCTATTTCTAGTAAAAAATCAGCTGAAAAATCACTTGTGCATTTCAATTCATAGGCTTGTACATTTTCTCCTTTGGTGAATGGAAAATCAAAATCATCCACCACTAAATAATTTATTCCTAATAATTGAAGCGGTTCACATTGAACTTGAATTCCTAGTGGCCATGTACAATAATCTCTTAATTTTTCAAAGTCGGCTTTTGGGAAACATTCTTCAACTGTTCCTATTTCATTTTCTCCAAATAATATTCCTGTTATGGTAATATCATAATCATCCTGCGACCAATGTTCTTTAATTGTACCGATAAAGTTTTGTGCCTTTGCTACGCTTCGTTTTACTATTTTATTTTTTCCTTTTATGGAAATAAATGGTTCGTATGGAAAAGTGTACCATGGCTCTTTATTTGGGTCATTTTCGGTTACTCTTCTAAATTTTAAAGGGAAGAAATGAGTGTCAACGCTTGGATTGTCTGCCTTCCAAATATTTGAAGCCTTAAAACTTTCTGAACTGGTTATACCAATTTTCTGATTAAATGGTAAAAACGGAACAGTAGGTAAAGGATGTTTCATTACCTCGTTTTGAAAAGCAGTAAAACGAGGTATTGATTCAGCAACTTTTGTTCCTGCAAGTGAAAGAAATAATATGCCTTTGTCTGAATATGCCATTATATTGATGTTTTAGCCATTGCTAACACACGAACTAAAGCGTCCATTACTTGTCTTTCCATATCTGTAGTGGCTTCCGAAAACTCGTTACCTTTAACTGTTAGCGTTTCTACAAGATTTTTGAAATTGATGTAAATTTTTGTGTCTTTTGTTCCGCCTGTTACAACGTCTTCATTGGTTTTAGAAAGCGGTGTGTTGTCTTTTGAATTGTCTTTCGGATTTGGGTTTATCCTTTCTAATACTCCTGATTTTTTTGGGGATTTAATCCCTGTTTTAGCAGGACTATCAGACATACCAAGCATATTCATAAACTTTTGCTTAGTATCTCCAAGGCTATCATTATTCCATTTCAAAGAAGAACCTGCTTGAATTGTATACTTGACTGTATTTTTCCCCTCTTCAATGGTTTTATTTTTACTTTCAATGAGTGCTTTCTTTCTTGCTTCAGATTCTTTCTTTATACGTTCTAATCCCTTTTGTGCTCCTTCTTTATCCCATAATGACTTTACTTTGTACCATCCTTTTTGGATTAGTTCAAAGGCACTCATAAATACATGTCCCAAAGAAAGCGCATAAGTCTTCATCGCATAAAAAAATGTCATAAATCCTGATTTGATAGCTTTAAGTGTAAAACTCCAAGCCTTTCCCCAACCATCAATGCGAGATACTAGGTACATTATGATTGCGATTAATGCAATAATACCTGCAATAACCCATGTGGTAGGACTTGCATATAGTATCCTATTTAAACCTGTTTGTGCAGTAGCCCATAGCCAAGTTGCAGCTGCAACACCTTTGTTTGCGATTGCTTTTGCATTTGTCCAAAATATGGTGGCTTTATCAACGATTAAGTTTTTTAAACCCCAACCATTTTTTAATTGTTCCCAAAATACGATTGCTTTATCCCAAATCACTTTTGCCTTCATTACAGCAATCAGTCCAAGTATGGTTCCTGTGATGGTATAAACCCAAACATTCCCTTCTTGAAATTTTTGTATTAACCAATTGGTAGCATCTGATGCACCTCCAATGATTGTAGCCAAAAACTCTAATGGTGGAATAACAATGGTACTTACAATACCTCCTAAATTGATACCGATAGCACTTAATTTTGTCATTACGGATTTAATTCTATCCATCGGATTAATAGAAAGCTTAAAAGCCTTTTCCGTCTCTCCCTGCGAGTTAGCAACCTCTTTCAGAGTGTTTTTTAATTTGTCTGCATCGGATGAAAGCACAATGAAGGCACTTCTTGCTTCTTTATCCACCAATCCCATTTTTGCTAAAAAGGATGATTTCTTTTCATCAGACATATTTTTCATTTTGTTTTGCAAGTCTCCGAAAATGTCATTCATTTCACGAATTGTTCCTGACTTGTCAAAAACTCGTATGCCTGCTTTACTCAAATTTTTACGCACGTCAATTTTTCCCAATGCAGAGAAAGCATTTTCCATAAGAACCGCTGAACGTTCAGCACTCTGCCCTTTACCCGTCATATAGGCAAATACTCCTGCAGTTTCTTTAAAGTTTACGCCTAAAGCTTTTCCCGAAGCAATGAGACCAGGCATATATTGAGCAAAGTCTGAAAACTCTCCTGCGCCCACACGTTTAGCCGCAAAAAATGTATCCATTACCTCTTGTGCATTGGTGTTTTCTTTACCAATCAATGACAACGATTGAGCAAGCGCATCAGATACAGTTGTTAGGTCGGTAAATCCACCTTTTGAACCTTTAAGAGCAGTTTTCAAAATTTGAGTTGAAAGTGTAACGTCTCCTGTTTGAGAAAGTATTTTTTCAAACGAATCAGGAACTGTGTTTAAGTCGGCATTGGCTTCTGTACCAATTCCGATAAGTTCCTTTTTTAATTTTGAAAGTTGTTCCTGATTAAGTTGTGCTGTGGTATTGATTTTAGCCATACCTTCATCAAACTTAAAAGCCATTTGCCCTGTTTTGAAAAGGGCGGCACCTGCCATTGTAATTGGATTGGTTAAAAAATTAGAAAACGGCATACTTTGAATGGCATCTTTCATATTGCGTTTGAATACGCTACCATTAATGGTATCTAAATGATTGATTTCCTTTTCAAGTTTTTTGATTTCGGTGTTGTATGCCCTGATTGATTTTAAATTAGAGGCAGGTATCCACTCTTTTTCGGCTTTTAATAGTTCTAATTTGGAACGTAAAGAACCAACAGAACCGCCCATGTCCTCAATCAATTTAGATGTCTTTGCACTTTGAGTTTGCAACTTTGCGAATTTATCCAAAGCATTGTCAGATGTTATTCCAATTTTTTGTAACTTGGAACTCATCTTGTCATTGAGTGATAAGATATATTCTAAAGTGTTTGACATATGATTGCGATTTTGTTTGGTGCTTATGTTGTTGCAGGTATTGTATTTTTTCTGAAGAAATCAACAGGAACAATTTTCACTGTTTTATTCTTACCTTTTTCAATCCTACATGCTTTGATTACAAACCATGACAATAGAAGACCTACAGCCATTTTTCTGCTTGTAATCTTTACAATTTTTGTATCAGTAATGTATAAGCTATTCGGCTAAATCTGAATTGTTGTTATTTGCTTTTTCATTATGCCTAATCCATTTCAATTCTTGTAATCGCATAGCCCATTCTTCATCTGAAAGACTATCGGGGTCATCAATCCGAAAATAGTAACGCAATAGTGCGTTACCAATTCGGATGTGTTCATCATTGTCGACCTCGACAGCCTCTAATACTTTTCCAGTGATGCTTTTTGAACTTCAATAATTCCTTCAAGTTCACCGCAAACAGATAAGAATAACATATCATCTGTTTTGATATCGTCATCGCCGCAAAGCCAGCATTGGTTTAACAAAACTTCATTAAATTTTAAATGGTCTTGTTTTCCTGCTACTCCTGCGTATGAAAGAACTTTTCGTGTAGGTGCTTTTAACCAACATTGTTTACCACCTTCAAGCTTAATACGGTAAATTTTACCATGCTTGTCTTTCAATTCTTTGATTTGCTCTTCTGTCAAATCAACAAATCCATTGTTTGTTTCGATTGCCTCTTTATTTACCATGACTACTAAACATTTTGTTGGATATCTAAACAAATAAAAGGAAGTGTTATTTCTTGAAATTTATCTCCTTGTTTTGTTCCTTTTTTAGCTTCAGTAAATCTACAACCTACCATGCGATCTGTTTTTAAAATATCAGGTGGATTTCCATAAGTACAACTTATATCGATTGAAAGTGATAATACTGAACCTTTTCCTGCAACAACTAATGCTTCATAGTCACTTTGTAACATTGTAACATTACCTTCATAGGAAAAATTTCCTGATTGAATTGCTTTTGGTTTTCCACCTTTACCATATACAACCTCACGTTCTACTTTTTCGGTGTATTCAACACCTCTCAGACCTAGCAAGTCCTTTCCACCTACAATCACTGTAGTGTCTGAAAATTCGTATTCTCTTGAATTAAATGACATTTTAATATAATTTAAAAAATGATTAATTATTGTACAGGAACGTATCCTAATGGAACTTCAATGTATGTAGCATACCCCTTTGGTCTAACTCTTAAATATTCCAATTTAAGTTTTGAGTTTGAAGCCATATTATTAGTCAAGTCCATTTTTACGACTACACCTTTGTCTTTGTCGTTAGATTTGTCAACTGATAATTCTCCATTGTCGGTCATTTCAGAAGCAATTCTTCTAATAATGTTTCCTTCAATTGTAGTAGCATCGAAAGGGGATAATGTTCCATCTGCATTTAAGTCAAAATCTCCTTGTAGGAAATCAAGCATTACATCATAAGCAAGACGGTATGCTTTATCAATCACTCTTCGTCTTACCAAGAAATGATAATCATCACCAGTGTCACAAGCTAAATGATCTTCCACAAAGAAATAACCGCTTCTACCTACGTGTTGACGAAAAGTCATATATCCTTTATCATGGATGCTTTCTGTATCAAACTCCTCTACAGGTGTATCTAAAATATACACGTTATCTGATTTAACAGGACCATCAATAACCTTTGCAATTTTAACATGTACAGGATTTTTTGCAATTCTTCCTGCTAATAATCCCATTGCTGCACCTTTGCTTGCAGTGGTTCCTGTGCGCTTTTCTGTATCTCCAATTAATACACCTACACGATTGTCTGAACGTAAAAGCAAATCAGGCAATGCAGTAATAGTACCATTAAAGTTATAGCCTTCAATTAAAACAAAAATTGGTGCTTTTTTCGTATCCGTGTAGTTTACAGAATAGGTTTGAGCAGCAGTAATGGAAGGAACTACGTCGCTATCCAATCCATTCACGATTGTATGCGTGTATGAATTATCTGGATTAAACACTGTGATGATACCTCTCAAACGACCATTGGCTGTATTTGTGAGTTTATCTGCAGGTGCTACACCATTTACAGGAATAAATACCTCACTTATTTTTACGGTACGAGCCACGCCCATAATCCATAATTCAGTGCCTTCACCTGCTTCATTGTAAAACTCTTGTAAGAATTTATACAACTTATGGTTAGGAATACTGTCAACAATCCCTAATGTTGCTACAGACTTCATTCCTTTAACCACATAAGGCGTGTTTAATAAAAATGTTGTTCCTACAGCTTCAGCATTGCAAATTAATCCTAATACTCCATCAGGACTAACCGAAACAGAGCCAATTGCTCCGTTTTGAAAATTAATATCTATGCTTGGAAAACTCATGGCTATTCTGATTTAGCAGTTTTTGACTTGTTTTTAGAAACTACTTTATCAGTATTTTCTTCAACTTTTTTTCCTTCAGTAGTATTTTCTTCAAATACTTCTTTTACAAATTTCACAGGTTTCTCAACTGTTTCAATTGATTTGTCTTCAAGCGTTCTTGCATGTAATTTTGCATCTGAATGCTCATAGAAGGCTTGTCCATCAGCAGTTTTAAAATACTGCTTTAAATTTGGGTGTTGTTCGAAAATATTATCCACGTCTAATAAATTTTAGGGGTTTAACATAGTAGCCTATCAAACTGATGATGGCAATTAATAAAATGATTCTTGCAATCCAAAGTTGAATAATGACATACCAGGGATATGGTTTGTCTACTTTAATAGTTCTAATTTTTGTTTCAATTTTGGTATCAAATTGATGTTGTTCAATCCATTGTTTATATAAGGCTTGTGCCTCTGCATAACAGTCAACTTGTAACTTGTTATTTTTAATTTTCACTTTGGGAACTTTGACATATTTTCCTGAATCGGTATTCAGAATATTATCAATCTTAATCCTACCATTGGAATCTACTTTCAATGATGCTGTATAAGAGCTTGTATCAGCTTTTACAAGGTAGACAGTATCTCTAACTATTTCCTTTGTTGTGTGTGCTGAAACTACAATGTTTTGCGGTGTTGTTTTCGTGGTATGACATGATACCAGGAATAATAACAAGGTGAGTAAATAAAATGCTTTTTTCATTTTTAATTAAATTATTAGATTCTTAAAAAACCTTTGCAAGATGATATGGTGCGTGTTCTGCGACAAACCTCATACCCCTCACGAGAACCATCATCGTTCGTATTGCCTTCGATGGTTTGAATTTTTGTTGATGAGATTACTTTTTCAACAAAGCCTGTGTGTCCTTTTCCACCTCCAAAATCCATTATAAAAATGTCTCCTGCTTGAGGTGTTTTTTGTCTTAATAATGGTTTTGAATTCCACTGATCCATAACACCACCTGTTTTCTTTAGTGGGTTTATTGTGGCTTTTTGGCTTACACACCAAAAAACAAAAGCCATGCACCATGAATACCCCTTTGATAAGCCTACACTTTTTAGGTACTTTTCTACGTCTGTACCTGCGTTTGAGCCTTTCGGCATCTCTTGAACTCCTAATTGGGTTGTGGCAACTTTTAATACCTCTTCGGCTAATGGTGTCATGACTTTCCGTTTAATTGTTTGTATTTTTTTAATTCGTCCGTGAGCTGTTGTACACTTGCCATCAGCTCATGAATTTGCGCATCCTGTTCTTTGATTGTTTTGGTTGCTGTTTCAAGATCACCCAAAACTTCTTTGTACCTACGTGTCATATCATCAAGTAATTCCTGATAATACTGTGCGTTTTTTATAGCATTATCAATCTCTTGGGATTTGACTTGCGCCAAGGTTTGTTTTCTCGAAAATATCCAAGCCACAGCTCCCGAACCGAGAGCTGTAAGCGTGGCATATATAGCATCCATCATAACACAAACAACACTGAAGGATTAATAAGTAGCTCCGATGTACTTGTTTCTTACAGGCAATGCAATAAAGTAATGTCTGTAGTTTAATCGGTTCGTTTGGTTTTTAGTATCCGCTTTGTCGAAATACTGTTTTGTAGAACCTGTTTTCTTCACAATATTTTCTACGGTAAAGAAGAAAGAAGCTTTTCTATCTCCTGTTGCTTCCACTGCGCCAAATGCTTTTTTAGCACCTGCAGAGTCAAACAATGGGTTACCTACATATTGATGAATTTCAAATCCTGCAATGACAGGTACTGTTTGTCCTTTTGCGTGATCGATTAAACGATCTGCAAAGTTTTGGCGGTCTAATAACAAGTCATTGTAGTGATCCGGTGACAATACTACACGTCTGCCTTCTACTGGTGCTTCCATTTTATCGAAAGCATCTTTCATGGCAACTAAATCAGCGTAAGTCATTCTTTTTCGTGTACCGATTACTTCACCTGTTGCCTCTAACACTGGTGTGTTCACTGTATTAGATTGCGGTGCAATAGCGTGTGCAGCTTTTCTGAATTTCTTCTTATTGATGTCACGTAAGTGTGGCTTGGTAGCCGCATCAATAATTGGATAAGATGCACCAATTGCAGCATCATCTGAAATAGTAGTTGCTTTTGTTTGGTATTTATCCAATGTGATTGTTACAGAATCATCATCGTATGCCTGTTCAGGAATAGGATATGTTGTATTGTTCACTAATACGTCTACTTCAAATTCTGATGTAGGGATGTGAATTTGGTTTAATTCACCTGCTTGACCTTCTAAGGCTTCGAATACAGGTGTGTTTAATTCTTCTACACCGTCTAACCAAGGTGCTGAATCTTGTGTTGTAAACAAAGTTCTAACTCTGTTTAACCATACTTCTGGAAAATTTGCTGGCATTTCTCTTTGATTTAAAAATTAATGATTACTTAAATAGTTGATTGTATGATTCAGGATGCTCTTCCTTGAATTTTAATTGATCAGCAAGTGAAAGTTTTTGGAAATCTTCAATTGTTTTTACTTCTCCATTTGTAGCTGGGTTATTCACTTCCGCTCCTAAATTTGCTTTTTTAGGCATTGCAGAAACTGCTTTTTCTACTGATGCGAAATCGCTTAAAGCCATTTGCACAAAGTTTTCTCTTACGTCCGCTGTAAGCTTTCCTTCTTGAATAGCTCCGTCAATCAATCGCTCTGCTTTTGATTTCAATTCAGCGGTTTCTTTTGCTTCGAAAGATGCAATTTTGTCATTAGCAGTTTTCAAGTCTCCTACTAATTTTTCAATTGATGTTGACAACGCTAAGCTGTCTTCTGTGTTTTGCAAGCCTAACATTTGTAGTGCTGCTACCGATAAAACTAATTGTTTCATGTTTTGATTTAGATTTAGATTTTCCTTTACTTCTTGAATACTTAATTTCACCTGATCCTCCGTCATTAATTCTCCTGACTCTGCAAACAATTTCAATGCGTTTGAATTAGAAGGAATGGCACAAATTGAAACTTCTGCTAATTCACTTTTAAGTAAAATCCATGAACCATCAGGTTGTTGTTCAAAATCTCTTGATTTAAAAAATAAACCCATTGAACAACCTTTGATAAATTCACGTTCTACTTTGCCAGCGATTGTTTTAGCATTTTCATCTTCCATATCGAATTCGGTGTCTGCTTTTAAAAGCGAACCTTCAATACGAATATTTGTCCATCTACCGATCACATAACTTGTACTATTAACATGATCATCCAACATTACAGGATTGTCATTGAATCGCTTTAAATCAATTCCTGCATTGGACACACTAAACCCATAAGAATTTTGTTTGGTTTCGTCATTTAGAATAAATGTTGGCATAGGCTTACATTAAGTTTTACGTCTATTGTGGCGACAAATATTGCAAGCATTTACAGGGTGTTCAAATATCAATGCAACCGTTTTTTTGAAATTTTAAAAACCATTGTATTAGGTTCATTTTTGTATCAAAATCAACAGCATGGGACTCTCAAAAAATCAGGAAAAGGAATACGCTAAAATTCTATATGTAAATCAAAAGCTATCTCAAAAAGAAATTGCAGAACGCTGTGGCGTATCTGAAAAAACAATTAGCAAATGGATTAAAGATGGCAAGTGGGAAGATATGAAACGCTCAATGATTATTGTAAAGGAAGAGCAACTTTCAGACCTATACGACAAACTTGCAACCTTAAATAATCACATCAAAGAGTTTAATGGAAATATGGTAAGCAATAAAGATGTAGATACCATTTCAAAGCTTACTGCATCCATTCAAAAATTAGAGGTTGAAACATCCATTGGTGAAATTATCGATGTGGCTAAAAAAATAATCGATTTTGTTAGACAAAGTGATTTAGAGTTTGCCAAAAAGCTAACCATCTATTTTGATTTATTCATTCAAGAAAAAATGTAACGATGGCTAAAAAAACCAACAAACAATATTTAGAAGAATGGAATGCGTTTCGGGAAAACATTTCCAAAGCAACACCCATTGATTTAAATGAAACTGCAACTGAAAAAATTAAACGTATTGCACAGTTAGAAAAAGACACTGAAAAATGGTTTAAGTACTATTTCCCAAATTTTTACTATGCAGAGCCAATGCCTTTTCACATAAAGGCTACCAAACGAATTATTTCAAATCCTGAATTTTATGAAATACGTGCTTGGTCACGTGAGCTATCAAAATCAGGTAGAACCATGATGGAAATTTTATTTCTTGCTATGACAGGAAAGAAAAAGAACATTCTAATGATTTCAAGTACTTACGACAATGCAGAACGACTTTTACTACCATACAAAGCCATATTAGAAAAAAACAATCGTTTGATAAATGACTATGGTGTACAGGAAAGTATCGGGCAATGGGAAGCAGGTGAGTTTGTAACTAAAAAGGGGGTTGCATTTAGAGCACTAGGAGCAGGGCAAAGTCCTCGTGGAACACGTAAAGACGAAATTCGTCCTGATACCATTCTGATTGATGATATTGATACGGATGAAGAATGTAGAAATCCTGAACGTATCAAACAAAAAGTAAAATGGATTGAAGAAGCATTAATTCCTACACGTTCTATTTCCAATCCTTTATTGATTATCGTATGTGGTAACGTGATTGCTAAATATTGCTGTGTTACTGAACTAGCAAAAAGAGCCGATATATTTGATATCATAAACATTCGTGATAAAAATGGAAAGTCTACATGGCCGACAAAGAACACGGAAGAAATGATTGACCGTGCACTTAAAAAAATTTCATATAATGCAGCGCAAAAAGAATATTATAACAACCCTGTAGTAGAAGGAGACACCTTTAAAGAGGTAAACTATGGTAAGTGTCCACCGATGAAACAATGTGAAGAAATTCTAGTATATGCTGACCCAAGTACCTCAAACAAAGACAAAGGAAAAAGTGGGAGCGCATCTACAAAAGCAGTAGGTATCATTGGTTTTTGTAAAGGTAAATACTATGTATATCGGGTTTGGATTGATATAGCAAGTAATGCTACGTTTGTGAATTGGCTATTTGAAGCGTATCAAGTGCTACATGAAAATAAAATTGATGTAAAACGAATTTACATTGAAAATAACACCTTACAAGACCCATTTTACGAACAGGTAATACTTCCATTAGTTTACAAAACTTCCGAACAAAAAGGATACTTCATTTCCATAAATCCTGATACCCGAAAAAAGCCTGAAAAGTTTTATCGTATCGAAGGAACCTTGGAGCCTATTCACCGAATGGGGAACCTCATTTTTAATGAAGAATTAAAAAATGAAACCAATATATCTCGAATGGAAGACCAATGGTTAGGTGTATCCCCAAATTCAAAAACTATGGATGGACCAGATATGATTGAGGGAGGTGTTTGGATTATCCAAGATAGAAGAGTAAAAAAACGTACCACCTATGTGGTTTGTAAACGAGTAAGTCACAAATACTAAATACTATGTTTTTACAGAAAGACGAACTAAAATCAAAATCATACGCCTACATCTTAGAGCAAATTACGGAAGGTGATGATACAATCATTGAAGAAGGGATAAATGCCGCTATTGAAGAGGTGAAAAGTTACCTAACACCAAATAATAAACAAGCTTGGTTAGATGGTCGAAAGGTATATGATGCAGAAGGTATTTTCAACGCTACAGGCAACGATAGAAACGCATTGATATTGAGTTTTACAAAAAACATTGCCGTTTGGAAAATCATTGAATTATGTAATGCAGATATGCTTTATGAAAAGCAACGTGAGTTATATGATAGAGCAATTAACTACCTCGATAAATTGTCAAAGGGGCAAGTTACTATTTCATTATTACCAAGCATAGACCCAACTTCTTCCATTGCTTCAAAACAACCATTTAGATACGGTAGTAGAACCAAATTTAACCATTATTAGTTATGAATATCTTTAATAAAATAGGAATAGGACTAAGTAATATTATAAGCCCATCCACAAAACAATTATCTTCAAACAATACAAACTCATTAAAAAATCAAAAGATTTTACCTTGGAAATTGAAATCAACTTCCAAAATAAAAAATGATATCCGTAGCTGGGAACGTGCTTACAACAATGCAAATGCCGAAGAACCTAAAAACTTTGATTTACAATTATTGTTTGAAGATATTCGATTAGACTCATTGCTAAATTCACAAATTGAAAACAGAATTAATCGCTGTTTAGGTGCTGATTTTTCATTGGTAAATAAAAAGGGAGAGGTAGACCAGGAACAAACCGATTTGCTTCGTAGAATGACCACGTTTAGGAAAATAACACGTGAAATTTTGAACAGCAATTATTATGGTTACTCATTAGTTGAATTACAACTCATAAAAATGCCTGACAATTCATTTAACGTGGATGTGTCTGCTATACCACGTACCAATGTAGTGCCACAATCAGGTAAATTTTATCCTGATTATTCAGAAGACAAATTCATCCTGTACAGAACAATGAATGAATTTGGTACTTACATTTTAGAGTTTGAAGGTAATGAACGTTTTGGTTTACTAAACAAAGCCATTCCGCATATATTAATGAAACGTTTTGCACAATCATGTTGGTCAGAATTATGTGAGATTTATGGTATACCACCACGTGTAATGAAAACAAATACACAAGACCCTGATATGTTGGCAAGAGCCGAGGCAATGATGCGAGATACAGGTGCAGCTGCTTGGTATATTATTGATGAACACGAAAAGTTTGAATGGGCTACAGGTGTACAAACCAATGGTGATGTTTACAAAAACCTGATCACTTTGTGTTCAAACGAAACAAGTATGTTGATTTCAGGAGCAATTATCGGACAAGATACCGTGAACGGTTCCAACTCTAAAGAGAAAGCATCACAAGACATATTATCCGACCTTGTGAAAGCCGATAAAGCGTATGTAGAAGAATGTTGGAATAATCAAATTGTACCTGCTTTAATCAAATTAGGTATCTTAAAAAAAGACATTACTTTCCGTTTTGATGCAGTAGAAGATTTAGGAGAATTATGGACAAGAACAAAAGACACTTTTCCATTTATGAACGTAAATCCTGAATTTGTAAAAACAAAGTTTGGTATTGATGTATTAGGCTTAAAAGACAGCGCCAATAACGGAAACACAAAACTAAAAATAGACGATAGTTTTTTCGTTTAACCCCCGAACAAACGGGGGATTATTTCAAAAGTCTACATTCAAGAGTACATTCATTATATGCTTGCACATGTGATATTTGTCAAGATATTAAATTTCATAAACTATCAGCTGACACAGGACTGATTAAAGAGTTATTAAACACCTTTTCAAAAGCGTTTAAAGCCTTACACGAATTTCAATCTTACAAAATATCAGATTTACAAAATGTTCCGGAATATAAGAGTGCCATACTTGATACTTTTGATATTTTAAAACAATCCGTATCTGAAGGAATAAAAGATAATACTATTTCAGGCACTTTAAAAACTGCCTTATTAAGCGATGTTTTTTTGTTTTCAGCATTAAGAACCCATGCGCAACTATTTGAAGCCTCACGTTTGTTAAAAACCGCAGATGGTGGCATCAAACCATTCAACCAATTTGCACAGGATATTGCTTCAATCAACAAAAATTACAACGAAAATTATCTTCAAGCAGAATATCAATTTGCAACTGCTTCGGCTTTGATGGCTCAAAAATGGAGTGATGTTGAAGAAAACCAAGACCGTTATAATTTACAATACCGAACCGCAGGAGATGAAAAAGTAAGAGCGTCACACCAAGCACTGGATATGATTACTCTTCCTGCATCTGATACGTTTTGGAATACATATTATCCACCAAATGGGTGGCGTTGCAGATGTGATGCTGTCGAAGTATTGAAAGACAAATACGATGTTTCGGATTCTGAATTAGCAATTAAAGCAGGAGAAAAAGCCACAACACAACTTGATAAAAATGGAAAAAACAGACTTGAAATATTTCGATTTAATCCTGGTAAGCAAAAGGTAATTTTTCCACCAAAGCACCCATACCGAAAATTACAAGGCGCAGATGGAGTTGTGAAAACCTACGATAAAAAACTATTAAGTAATCAGCGTAAAGAAATTAGACTATGGGCTAAAGATAATTTAGTAGGGCAAACAGTAAAACACCCTAAAATTGATAAGCCAATACAATTCACAACTACTGGTATCAAAGAAGCGTTAAACCAACCACATAAAAATATTTTTGATAAGAATGAAGCCGTGAGAGATATTAAACAACTTATTCATAATTCAAAATTTGTTAGTAAGGGAATAGATAAAGATGGTGGGAAAAAAGAA